ATTCGTTCGTGATCAGCAGTTGTTATATATTGTATTCTTATGTCGGGCGGGGCCGTGTATATAAAACCCAATGGATCCCCTAAGCTATAAACGACCCAGAACGCCTTAGATATAATAACCGATAAACTTGAAGATCTCAGAATCATATATAATTTTGAAAAAATGAAAATAATATACAAAAGATGCAAAAAAAATCCGGAGAAAATAGTCAACCTCTACAGGTCGATTCAATTTCTGGAAGTTATTGTATAATGATTCCAGAATGGATGATCAATGAACTTTCATGGTACGAAGACACTGAAATCACTTTAACTCTTGATGGGGACGAACTAATCCTATCAGAGAAGAAATAAAATTCTCATGTATTGACACCGAATACATAATAAGGTATGATACTGAAGTAAATTAATTCTATTATGGCTAAAGGATTTACAGTAAAAGCAAAAACGCCAGTGGTATCCCAGGAAAAGGAATGGGACTATGATCTGGCAAGAGAAATGATCAAAGGTAAATCAGTTGTATTTTGTTTACCTGGAAGAGGAGTATCTTATACATTTCTGAAGAACTTTGTTCAGTTGTGTTTTGATCTTGTACAAAATGGAGCATCTATCCAAATCTCGCAAGATTATTCATCAATGGTAAATTTTGCACGATGCAAATGTTTAGGTGCGAATGTACTGCGAGGACCAGATCAACTTCCATGGGACGGCAAATTAAAATATGATTATCAGCTTTGGATTGATTCTGATATTGTTTTTAACACCGAAAAATTTTATCAACTTGTCTTAATGGACAAAGACATCGCTTCTGGATGGTACTGCACAGAAGATGGTCACACAACTTCTGTTGCACACTGGATGGAAGAAGACGACTTCCGAAACAATGGTGGTGTCATGAATCATGAAACACTTGAAAGTATTTCAAAGCGCCGCAAACCATTTACAGTTGATTATGCTGGATTTGGTTGGTTGATGATTAAGCACGGTGTATTTGAACATTCAGAAATGAAGTATCCTTGGTTTGCTCCAAAGATGCAAATTTTTGAATCTGGAGAAGTTCAAGACATGTGTGGAGAAGATGTAAGTTTCTGTTTGGATGCAAAGGAAGCAGGATTTGAAATTTGGTGCGATCCTCGGGTACGAGTCGGTCACGAAAAAACAAGAGTTATTTGATGAATAACAATTCTCATACAAAATACAATATTTTGTGTAGAGGAAGAAAAATATATTCCTCTCTTACAGAAGAAGAATATTTCAACATCATGGAGGACTTGTCTCATGAATTTTATCAGACAGGTTCTCCAAAACCAGAAGAAATTGAAACTGAAATTATAGGAGAAAATTATGGCAGTTAAAGCAAAAGGTGGTCTGAACAAAAACAGTTCTTATATTCCGGGTCCGCCTAAAAAGTCTCGTCAAGGCAATGGAGGGGGTACTAAGTATGCTGCGTCTTCTCGCAATTGTGCTCGGAAAAAGTACAGAGGTCAAGGAAAAGGTTAATGTATTACCTAGATGTAGATGATGAATGGAATCATATACATCCACTAGACCTTTGGGTTTATAATAAATTATTTCTAAGTCGGGTTTTAGGTTATACATGTGGTCCTGCGGGGTCCACTGTTCCTAAACCCGACTTTTATATTGTCCGTCCTTCGTTTAATTTGTTGGGTATGGGGCGTTTTGCTCGTAAAGAATGGATTGAAAGTAATACAGAACACCTTCATCCTGCCGAGTTTTGGTGCGAAATTTTTGAAGGAAACCATCTAAGTGTTGATTTCTATCATCAAAAGGCAGAATTAGTCGTTTTAGGTACAAGAGAGGATTCTGATCCCTACTATAAGTGGAAAAAATGGGAAAAAATTGATAAAATCGTTGATTTTCCAGAGATTTTAAAGGACTTGAAAGGAGATTATGATTGGATTAACTGCGAATTCATTGGTGGTAGACTAATAGAAGTTCATTTTCGCAGGAATCCTGATTTTCGTTATGGGAATTCGGTTGCAATACCAGTTTGGGACGATGAAGAAGAAAAAAATATGAGATTTATTGAAGATTCCGACTATCTTCGTAAGGGTTTTTACATCAAATAAATAAATTTTTAAGAAAATTGAGTTGAAAAACCATTCAATGGGTAAACACCTGCTCCTCGAGGTGTATAATGTTGATTTTGAAGCGATTAATGATGTAGAATCGCTTCAAAGTGCCATGATCAGTGGTATTAAACGAGCAAAAATGACCATTTTAAACGTATTTTCGCATTGTTTTATACCTCAAGGATGTACTGTCGTAATTTCACTTGCAGAAAGTCATGTTTCTTGCCATACCTGGCCTGAAAATGGATGTTTGGCAGTGGACGTGTACACATGTGGAGAGGGAAATCCACGTCTAATTGCTCTTGAAATATTAAAATACTTAGATTCTGATTCATATTCAATCCGAGAACTTGAGAGATAGGTAAATAGTTACAAGGAGATAGCAACCTCCTTTATAAAAGTTCTGTTTTATTCATTAAAACAGGAGCTAAACATGTCTAATTTACCAGTTGATAGAGATTCAAACTATATGAGACAGATGTGGGGAACAACACATCTAATAACTGATTATTATGAAAACAAAGAGAATAAACCGCGTGTAATACAAGAAATCATGCACGATTCTGCACCTAAGCATGATTTTAAGAAGCAAGAAGAGCTTCACGAAAAAATAAGAAATGATGAAGACTATGATGATTGGTTCTATGGAACCGAACCTTCTTATGGATCTTCATGGAACTAGATATAAATAATACAGAATTTTTTCTTTGATAAATGGATATAAAAAAGATATCCAGGTCATTTAAAGACATTAGTTTATCATTTGAACCACATCCTGTCACAAAAGATCTGCCAATTATTAGAAATGAAAATGCTATTAAAAGATCTGTAAGAAATCTTACCGAAACAATGTTTACGGAAAGATTCTTTAATTCTTTGATAGGGACTGGAGTCAGATCTACACTATTTGAATTTGTTGATTATGGTAGTGCTTCTTCCATAGAATCTCAAATTATTGCCACATTAAACAATTATGAACCTAGGATTGAAAATATAATAGTTGAAGTTTTTCCTAGTCCAGATGATAATACCTTTGAAGTGACTGTTATTTTTGATATTAAAGGACAGGATTTTCCTACCCAAGAATTTAACTTTTTACTAGAGGCAACAAGGTAATCAAATGCCTTTTACAAAATTTACAAATTTAGACTTTGATCAGATAAAAACATCCATAAAGGATTATATTCGTTCGAACTCAGATTTTACTGATTTTGATTTTGAAGGATCTAATTTATCTGTATTAATTGACATACTTGCATACAACACGTACATTACAGCATTTAACTCTAATTTAGTTGTTAATGAAACTTTTTTAGATTCTGCCTCTCTTAGAGAAAATGTTGTTTCTTTGGCACGAATGGTTGGATATACTCCAAGATCCAGAAAATGTGCAAGGGCCAGAATATCATTTTCAACCGTAGTTCCAAACACCAATTCATCTTTAACCTTAAAATCGGGATTAGTATGTGTTGGTAGAAATTCTTCATCATCCTTTGTTTTTTCCACTCCAGAAAATATTACAACAACTGTCAATTCTGAAACTGGGGCGGCAAATTATAGTGATATTGAAATTTATCAAGGAACTTATTTGACGCAAATATTTACCGTTGATGGTTCACTTGACCAAAAATTTATATTAGATAACGCATTCATAGATACATCAACGATTAGAGTTAGAGTTAGGGGTGCCAGTGATAGTGGTGATGGAAGAGAATATCAAAGAGCAGAAAATATTTTAAAAATTACAGGAACTTCTGAAATATACTTATTACATGAAGTTCAAGATGAGAAATATGAAATAATATTTGGTGATGGGATATTTGGTAAAAAATTAGAAAACGGATCGGTCATAACCGTTAGTTATATTGTAACAGATGGAAAGGATGGAAATGGTGCTTCTGAATTTAATTTTGCTGGAGATTTTGTTAATTCTCTGAATGCTACAGTAATTCCATTAGCATCTATAGATGTCGTAACTAATATTAGAGCATCTAATGGTGGTGATATTGAACCAGTCGATTCAATTAAATACTTTGCACCAAGATTATATTCATCTCAGTATAGAGCAGTAACTTCAAGAGATTATGAAGCAATTGTACAAAGTCTTTATCCAAATAGTGAAGCCGTATTTGTAACTGGTGGGGAAGATTTAGATCCACCACAATTTGGAAACGTTTTCATAAGTGTAAAGCCAGTAAATGGAGACTTTTTGTCAGATTTTGAAAAGAGGAATCTTTTAAGTGGATTAAAATCATATTCGTTGTCGGGAATTAATCAACAAATAGTTGATATTAAAATTTTATATGTTGAAGTTGATTCTTTTGTATATTACAATACATCTCAAGTTTCAAATGTTCAAGATTTAAAGACCAAAATTATTGATATTTTGTATTCTTATTCAAAATCTTCAAGTGTAAATTCTTTTGGTGGTAGATTTAAATATAGTAAATTGGTTCAAACAATAGATAATACAGAT